GACGAACCAGGCTGATAAGTACTGGGTCATAACCAGCGACCGGACCTGCAGCAGCTGATCCACTGGAGAAACCGCCTGTACCAGCATCGTTGGCTGGCGCCTCGTTGAGCAATGAAGTCATCGTAACGCCTGTACGGTCTTCTGCAAGTGCCTTCTCGGTATTCTCAAGAATTGTTGCAGTCACACCACGACGGTACTTGTCTTTGATTGATTCAAACTGATCGTGGTCCAGAATCGGTGCCCACTTTTCTGTTAGAAGATTATGTTGACTCATCTCTTAGTCTCCTTATTGAGTTGTTATTCGTATTATATCTTTATTTATTATTTAAAGTTTTTCATGGCTGATGCGTACGCATTGATTGAATCGTACTGCGAAATCTTCTTTTGTACTGATTCTTCAAGAATTGGCGCACTGTCTTCTTGATTCAGACTCTCGCTGATTACAGTATCTTTCTTTGCTTTGAAGAACGATTCTTTAAGAGTTTTCAGGTTTTCCGCATAGGCTACGTGATCTGAATTGTCAAGTTTTTCAGAAAGTACGCGAAGGCGTTCCACTTGTGCTACAGACAGACCTTCGACCATTGTTTCGAAAATTTGTGCTCCACGAAGCGTTTTAATTTCTTCTTCGAGGTCAAGACGATCGTTGATTGCACGTCTTGCTGTTGCTTTCATTGCGTCAAGCTCTTCTTCAAGACCTGCAACAACGTCGATGGTATCTTCATCAATTTCTATATTGTGCTCATAAAACAGCTCTTTCAGACCAACCATCAGCGATTCAGCCATCTCTACTTTGATGCCTGATTCAACAGCAACGGTGTTTTCTTCCATCCATTCTTTAACAACATAATCGAGATAACCATCAAGGTTTTCGACAATTTCGTCCAACGACTCAGTTAGTGTTGCGTTAAACTGCTCTTGTAGATCAGCCTCAACAGCCTCAACAATGCTAGCGGCCTTTGCTGTTGCAGCTTCGTGAACAGCAGCTTCGAATACGAGTGTTGCTTTGCCTTTAAAATCTTCAGAAAGGTCAAGACCTTCGAACAAATCGGTAATGTCAAAAGACTCATCCATGCCCGCTTTCATCGTCTTCATCTTCTCAGACTTCATCATGTTGTCCATTCGAGACTTCATTTTTTCCATCTTGCTGTGCATGGCTTCATCCATGTCGTCTACATCGTCCATGTCATCCATCTCAGATTTCATTTTCTTCATTTTGGCCATTTTCTCAGACTTCATCTTGCTATGCATGGCTTCGTCCATACCATCCATATCGTCGTCCTCGTCATCCATGTCATCCATTTCAGATTTCATTTTTGCCATTTTGGCTTCAACAGCCATAAGAGGCTTGTTTGTCTTTTTTGTTACGCCATCAGTAACCGTTTCTGCATTTGGGTCTACTTGTTGCATCACATCTGCTGAACTACGCTTAGTTTTGCCACCAGCCGTGTGGACAGGAGCTTCAACTGAAGATACTCCGTCAGCAGACATTACTTTTTCTTCTAGGTTATTTGCCATAGTAGATTTTTCCTTTTTGTTTATAGATCACGATTATTTATAATATTTTATTTCTCAAGGTTATTTATCAAGATGAGAATTTCTATTCAAAACAAGATGCCCAGTAGTTACTTTCTTAGTGTGGACACATAGCTTTCAAACATCTTCAAAGCTTTCTGCTCATCAATTTTTTTAGAGGGCTTGTTAAACGATTCTTTGATTGTCAATATTGTGTCCTCAAGCATTTGAAGACGATCCATTGCCTGATTAAATAGTAGCATATCAACAGACTGAACTACAGCTTCTTCAACAATTGGCTCATCAAAAGTTCCTTGGTTCCACGTAGATGTTGCCATGTCAAAAAAGTACTGAGTGTTCTCCATCATTCCCTTTACAAAGCAGTTGGGTCCGCTTGGATCTGTCACAATATCAACAGTCGCTAGATGGAAATCTCCTTGAACTTCCATGATTCCATCTTTTGATTGCTTTACAGAACCTAGGCCACGCGTTGATACGCCAATCTTTACACCCTCATCGATGAATGTCTTTACAATGTTGCCCATTGGTGTGCCAAGAATCTTTGCTTTTCCAATAAAGTCAGACCCATCACGACCCATTTCTATGATGAGGTGTGATGCGCGGTCGCCATTAATCTGAGGTCCGTCAGGATGGCCAAGCTCACCTAATGCACGCTTAGTTTTGACGAATTGCTCATTGTAACGGTTCATTTCTTTTTCAAGAATGTTAGATGGATACATCCGACCGTTTCTGTTCTTAATGTCACCTTGCATGAAAATGCCTTCGATGTAATGTGACTTGTTGCCACTCTCGTTAGCCTCCACAAGAACAGCAATGTCTTCGTTGAATACCTCTGTCATCAGTAATGCCATATTGGTTGCTCCAATTTAGTGTTGTTTCTGGTATTTATCAATTTTATGATTTGTATGAGACAGGAGTGCACAAGATACTGGTGGAACCGGATATTGTGTTTTCCGACGTCTTTTCAACAAAAGTTACAGAACCTGCTGGTGCAGTAAAAGAAGCCACGTCACTGTTAGCGTCTGCAATGGTTATAACAGATACAGAGTCTGCATATATACGAATTAGTCGCCCATCATAAACAGTGTCTGCAGTCGTAACAGCTATTTCAATTGCTAGAGGTTTTACAATCATGTTTCTAAGACCTCTTTTGCAAACTTCAAAATGTCTTGAAATCCTCTTTTGTCTTTCATTGCTGTCTTCATCATTGATTTCTTGTTTGATGAACTCAACTCGTCGAACATCTGGTTGAGCATCTTGGTCTCAGGTCCTTTGAGCATTACAGAAGATCCATCGTCAAGCTGCACATTGCCTGTTTTAAACGCTTCATTGATCTCTTCAGATGTGTCTTCGTATCTGCCTGTTTTTCGTTTGTTCATTGCTCGGTCTATTGCACGTGTGCCCATAGCGGCCTGTTTTATACCACGTGCCGATGCTTTCTTGTCAGCCTCTGAGGGTGGTTTGTACATCTTTGTGGTGCCACCAGTTGCAGGGTTCGGAACTGTGCCACCAACGCCCTTGACCATGTTCTTGAATCCACGCGCTCTAACTTTGTTAGCAAGATTGACCGAAACTTCAGCGATCTCTGCCTCGGTCACTTTGATTCTGTCTTCAGACACGCTCTTTTCAATTGCACCTGTGACAACTTTTCTACGATTTCTCAAATACTCATCTGAATCGTCTACATCACCATCGTTATCCATGTCGTCGTCTTCTTTTCCGACAGCATCGAGTGCTTCTTTCATCGCTTTGGAAATTGCCTTACGACGGTTGTGCAAATAATCGTCAGAGCTGTCCACATCGCCGTCGTTGTCAAGGTCTTTGTCCTTGCGATTGTCAAAGTCTTTTTTGAGTGCATCCTGATCGACCTTGTCTAGCTTTTCGTACACAGCCTTGTCTTGTCCTGCTGCATAATCAGCAAGACGCTTGGCTTTTTTCGTTGTTGAAGAGTGTTGACTTTCTTCAGATTCAGGATGATCTAAAATGTCAAATGTGTGCTTGGCTTTAAAATCAATTTCGTCTACTGATGTTGGTTGAGCCACTTCTGCGATAAGTTTCTTGAACGATTTCATCGTACTTTTCTCCGCTTTTCTTTGAATTGTTGAAACGTGTTTTTATTATTTATCTGAAGTGATTCTTCTGATGGTGGGGTACCTTGTTCTTCACCACCATCGTCTGCATCTATATCATTATCCACGTCGACTTCGCCGCCATCATTGTCCATTTCATCAGGATCGCGATAGAGACCTGCTGCGCGCTCAGCAGCAATTTGAGCTTGCATCTCCTTTGTTTCACTCTCTGACATGAAGAGAACGTTTTTCTGAACCCACTGACGAGAGAAATACTTACCAACTTGCTCTTCCATTTCACGTATTGTGCCGATCTTTTCTTTTAGAATCTCCATCTCTTTGAGCTCTTCAAAGTAGCTATCTTTCATAAAGTCATAACGGATGTCGTCTTTAATGTCTTTCCATTCATCAGGTGTTAATACGCCTTTCAACACGAGCTGTTTTTCAAGTACAGTATCGAATAGGACAGAGAAACGGGTACGAAGACGTCGAATGAATTTTCCGAAACGCATTTCATCACGTGTCATTTCCGATACACGACCAAACGAATAACTGTTTTCAGGTTCCAATCTTGATACAGGAACACCAAGTGATTTGTAGAGTTTTCTCTGAAAGTATGCTAAGTTGTCGTTGTCACCGAGTGACGCGCCACCAGGAAGTGAGTCTACTTCAGTGCTACGATTTCCTTCTCTTCTTGGAAACCAGAAGTCTTCGGTCATTGTCATGAATTTGCGACTGTCAGACATTTCACCTGTAGCAGAATCGTACTGGAGTTTATTTTTGTGTCTTGCCATCATATCAGCCAAATACTGCTCTGCTTTAGCCTTTGGAAGGTTACCAACATCAACATAAAATATACGACGTTCTGGCGCTCTTGTTAGCGTGTATATAACCGTTGCATCTTCAAGGATCCGAAGTTGGTTCAGAGGCTTAATTGCACGATGTAGGTGGGAAAGAACCAAAGATTGTGACTCGTTCATCAGTCCTGATGTTACACGTGCAATGGAATCTTTGGCGATGCGAAACCCTGTTGTCACTTGTCCACCACTACCTGGTGTTGAGGCTGCAGTAGCACCAAAGCCTCCATCGGAATACATGTAATATTCAGATCTAACCCTTTTCAGTGGAAGTCCTGTTTGCTTATCACGTATTCCCGATTCGTTTTCACGGATCAGTCGGATCTTGCGTGGATCTAGATATCTGAGCTCAACTACGCCTTTCTTCAAGTCAGTTTCGTCGATTATGACGTGATAGTTTATTCTACCATCGACAAAAAACCGTTGAAATATATCGTAACCTTGATTGGAGAAGTCAAATAGGCGAAGGATATTGTCAAACTCTTCTACTATGGTTTTCTTGACTTTGTCGCCCAACTGAGTATCATCAAGAATAATTTCAACAACGCGTTCGTGTGAGTCGATGCTGATAGCCTCATTCACAATTTCGTCAACGGCTTGTTGAACTTCAGGCTGAAGCGACATTCCACGATACCTAGTAACAAGCTCCGATTCGTTTTTTGACGTACCCTCAATGTCAAGAAAATAGCCATACGATCCGCCTGTGGCCGTTGCTTCGACGTTGACGGCACCGTCATCATTGACAGGATTTGCAAATGATAACGGTGCTTCGTCTGTCTTGTCTGTTTTTCGTTTAATCTCAAAACCGAAAAGGTTTGCCATAGTATAAATTCCTCGCTGTGTTTTATTAAGTTACAGAGTTGCCCGTGTTGCCACCTGCAATTGTCCACAGGTCGTATTGGAACGTGACAGTAAATTCTTCGATCACGTCCACAGTTTCCCACGACATTGCAATTTCGCTGATTGTCAGAGGGTATATACCTTGGAAATTGTAAATTCGAAGTGTCTGTCCATCTTTACCATATTGCGTGATAATGGCATCAGATTTGTAGTCTTGTGGAAGGGCTCTCGTATTACCTTCATGAGAGTTGATGGCGTTTGACCATGCTTCCATTGCGTTTCTTACAGAAAAATCTTCGTCGTTGATGATGGTTACTGTCCAGTCTTCAAATGTTCTGTCTCCAGCATATTTGACCTGACGACCAAAATAAGGCACTGTATAAAATCCTAAGTTGGATGCAGGAAGAGCCGCTGTTTTCACAGTGAACGGGATCTTAAAGTCTGCAACGCCAAGTATAGGATTTGTAATTTGAACTTGGAAGAGTGAGGGGCGTGCACCGCCCCCCACTAGTTCTGATTTAAATTCGTTGATTGAGAATGGCACGTTTGGTATCTCCTATATTTGCTTTATTTATCAGAACTGTTGACCGATGATTTCATCAAATTCAACACCTGTTCTTGTAGCAACAAATGTCAGCTCAATGAAGTTTATCGTGCGACTTGGCTTTATGAACAGGTTTGCACGGAAGATGTTACGATCGATTACGTCAGGTGTGTTAACAGTAGCGTCAGCCACTACACGGAAATCGATAATGCCACGACGTCCTTGAATGTCCCGAAGGAACGGATCCACGACTTGGCGGAATTGGTTCTGAGTAAACTCGTCGTTAAATTCGAACAAAAACTGTGCAGAAATTGTTGCGATTGCTTTTTCTACAACAATGAACAGACGACGGACATTGATACGCGTGAATGCACTTCCTGTTGCTGTTCCGATACCTGTCTTGTCACCAAACAATATAGTCCCTTGGCCAACCTGTGTAATTACTGGGTTGACGTCTCTACCGTACAGTTGGTCGCGCTGTGCTTTGTTAGGATTGAATGCGAGTTTAACAACGTTGCGGACACGGCCCTTGCGGTAGCCTGCTGGTGATTCCCAAGCCTCTACACGAGATGACAGTCCTGCAATATCACCGTTAAGGGGAACCCAGCGGTACACATCATTATATTTGTCGTAACGATACTTGTATCCGCTGTCCATAAACCAATATGAAGAATTCTGCATGTTGGCTCTATAATCCAACACGTTGTTCAGTTTGGTCTGCTCAGTAAGGACATTAACAACATCAGAGAACTCAGGAGAAACGAAGACTACACAGTCTCTACGATACTCTGCAATGTTCGAAACGAGGTAGTTTGCAAGATTGGAACCACCAATGGCTTTTCCTTGTAGGACAAACGAAATGTCAACATCATTTGCTTCCTTATACAGGTCATATCCTTGTGCAACAGTTCCAAGAGAAACGGCACTTTCAGACAATCCATCCAAACCGCCTGTCAGTTGAATGTACTCCCGCACATTTGCAACTATACCTGTTTGAATGTCGCCAATGTTGTCTTCGCCAGGATTGACATACAACGATCTTTCACTCAAATACGTTCTGTAGAATATGTTGGTCCCGTCGGAAGTTTTCGTTCCTGTACGAACTGCCAAGTTCTCAAACTTCTCGATTATCTGGTCGACAGTGCCTGTTATTTCGCCTGTCGTATCGACAACGACAACGTGCATGTTTCCTGGCTGTGGTGCAGCATTGACAGATCCAGAAAACGCCCAGCGACGTACAGCTGTAAGTGGAGCAGAGGACAACGTATATGTTTGTTTGAATCTCACAAGATGTGTATATTGCTCAACGCCTTCGTTGTTGGTTGTTGTGTCAGTTGTTAGAAGGGAAACAACTTCCATGTCCTGGAATCCGGTTTCGGTCCCAAATCTGATAGTGTCACCTGCCTTAACATCAATCTCTATCAGCTCAAGTTCTGACGTCACAGTCAAAGCAGCACTTCTGAAAGCAATTTCAAATTGAGTATCGCTATCGAATGCATCAGCCTCGAAGGATGATGTGTCACCTTCGTCAGACGTTGTGACATATGCTATTTGAATACCATTGCCTGTCAGTCCAGGATACTTTGCTTCAAAAATGGCGTTTGAAGATGCGTCAATGCCAACAGCGGTCGAGGCATCATCACTTGTAACACGTGTTACATAGAGCGCATTTGAATATGAGAGAAAATCTGCTGCTGTAAAAAAGGTCTCTGCATTGAGGTTAGACGGCTTGCCAAAAACATTGGTCAAATCAACTTCTGATGATATAAGGACTCGTTCCCCTACAGGACCCCAACGAAATACTCCTGCAATTGCTGCAGGCGGTGTTGTGATTGCAGGAATTGTTGTTGTGAGATCAACCTCTCTCACTGATACTGATGGACTTACAGAAAAAACCATTTGTTTGTTCTCCTTTGGTATAAAATGTGTTTAGAATCAAGCTGTACTTGTTGTATTTATTTGTTTTGTGTTTTCACATCCAGTTTACAACCTCGTATCCAAGGACATTTTCATCCGATTCGCTACCATCATTAATAAAACCAAACGGCAACAGGTCTTCATCTACCTGTTCATCTGTCTTCTCACGTAACTTCATCATTGTATTTATGTCTGTAAGATCCTTAAAATATAGTTGATCTGTTAGCCACGAAAATAGTACAAGCGTCATAACCATATCGTCATTAGAACCTGATTCAGCCTCATACGAGTTCGCCTTTCGAGAAAATCGAGAAAGCTCTTGAATTGTACTAAAGTCAGGCAACACAATTTGATTCTGTTCTACAAGCATTTTCAGTATTGCACATCCTGTACGCTTTACAGACGACGTAGTGCGTATACCACGGTCGACATTTTTTCCAAATCCGCCAGACACTCTTTTGCCTGATCGACCTGCATTCTCAGTAAATATGATGTTATCGTATCCATAATCGAGGAGCATAATATCAGCAACCTGCCCGCCAATATCGTTAATCTCAATCATTACTTGTGCCTCATTATACACCTTTGCAATTCTAAAAATGACTGCTGCATAATCAACAGGGCCTATATAATTGTCCCTGAACGTGCATACCTGCGTATAAGGCATTTCTGTTATATCGATCACAGAAAATGCGGAATGGTCTAATCCTTTACCACGCGACACGTCTGCAATAAGGACATACGTGTGGTCCTTTGCAGGAATGGTATACTGCTTTATGTTTTCACTCTCTAATATAGGTGTCGTGTGTGATAGGTTTTTCAGTGCTTGGCCTGATATCAATGTGTTCGTACTTCCGACAAAACCACAATCAAATTCTTGGTCGAATTGCTCTGTGTTCCAACCTATTGACGCAAGCGTATCGTCTTTCCACTCTTGATCTCTGCCAGGAACTCTATCCCATGCAACTTCGATGTATATGTATCCGTTCTTCCCCTGTTTTCTCTCGTTTACATCTTCTTGAGCTTCTTTACATATCTTCCAAAAATGGTTCAATGAATTGGGCGTTGACGTAAGGAGAATTTTTGTTTCCTTGCCTGATGAAATGGTAGGATACACCGATGAAAAGAATTCGTCCCAGTTGTTCAAAAAGGCTGTCTCGTCAATATACAGAAACGATATTGACTTACCACGAATTGACGAAGAGGACGATGCTCCTGCTATTACTTTACATCCATTCTCAAGTTCCATAGATCCTTTATTCCACGTCACAACACCTTGTTGCATCCATCCAGGAAGTGCCTCATATGCCATCTGAATTCTATTGAGAATTTCCAAAGCTGCTGCTGCTTTGTTGGCAAGCAACGCTACAGTTTTATATTCGTTGAATAATATGTAGTGAAGAATAATAACCATGGCAGTTGTTGTATTGTGAGATAAGAT